CTAGGGCGATCCATCTTCCTCTCCGGCATCTTCGGTCTCGATAAGCCCGAGCAGGGCGAAATTCTGGCCATGCAATGCCTGGTCGAAAAGAAGTCCCCGCTGGAACTGGCGCGGACGTACCACTTTATCCAAGGGCAGCTTGCCATCCGTTCGGACGCCCTGCTTGCCAAGTTCCACCAGGCCGGCGGCAGCGTCGACTGGACGGAGCGTACCGACGAGAAGGTAAAGGCCACCTTCCGCAAGGGAACGTCCTCCGCCGACATCGTGGCCGACCTAAAGGAGTACGTCGGCAACGGCACCGCGCTGGGCAAGGACAAGCAACTGAAGGACAACTGGAAGAAGTGGCCCCGCCGTATGCTTACCGCCCGTGCAATCAGCGAAGGCGTCCGCCTCATTGCCCCCGAGTGCTGCTTCGGCACCTACACGGTTGAAGAGCTGGACGTCGTGCCGGCGGCTAAATCGACCTATAGCCAGCGGGAGGCGACCCTAGACGAACTGATCAATACCGAGTACCGCCCCGCCGCCGTCGCCGTGCTGCGCGACAGCGGTCACTTGACTCCTGAGCAGGGCTGGGCAGACATCTCTCCAGACCTAGCCGAGACGCTGGCAAAGAAGCCCGGGCCTTTCTGGGCTGCGGTCAAAGCCAAATATTTCACCCTATGAAAAAACCCAAAGCCACCAAAGCAAAGCCTACGGATGACGGCATCGTCGTCCACGAATTCCGCCCCCTGCCCGACCGCACCCCGGAAGAGCAGGTCAAGGCACTCACGCAGATCGTCCACCAGATGAGCCAGAACTGTTTTGAGGTTCGCCTGGAGATGAACGACCTGCGCGAGAAGAACGTCGCCCTGAAGGCCGAACTAGTTTACCTGAGGGGCATCTCTGACGCTCAAGCCCAGAAGAACTACTTAAACCTTTTCAAAAACTAACATGGAACGTCAACTCATTCTCGACCTGTTCAACGGAGCAATGGCCGTCATGGTCTTCGCCTTCCTGTGGGTCGGCATTCTGATCGCCCGCAAGCACGTTAACTGGGACAACAATTACGAAGGCGTCGCCTACATCTTCATGTGCCTGCTGGTAACCTTCGCCACGGTCGCCTGCACGGTCAACGCCTACTTCTGGTTCACCGAACACATTATCTACATCCCATGAGCAACACCATCCCCGACGACGCCTATTCCACCAATGCCGGTTTGAGCCAGAGCGGCGCGAAGGAGCTACTCCGCTCCCCAGCCCACTTTAAGCAGTACCTTGAGCGTGACCGCTCTGAGCAGACGCCCGCGCAGCGTCTCGGCACCCTGATCCACCTCGCCTCGCTCCAACCCAAGGTCTTCGACGCTACCATCGTCGTCGCCCCGGAGTGCGATAAGCGCACGACTGCCGGCAAAGAGATTTGGTCGGCGTTCCAGTCTTCGCTCAAGCCTGGTCAAGAGGCCATCAGCCAGAAGGACGGCGAGCTGGTTACCAATGTCTCCATCGCTGCCCGTGCCGGCCTTGATAAGTTGATGAAGGATTTGGACGGCGAGTACATGATTACCGAAGTCCCGATGGTCGGTCGTGTGAACGGCACCGACATCAAGGGTAGGCTCGACGCCATCATCACGACTAAGGCTGGCAAACGTATCGTCGTAGACATTAAGACGACGATGGATGCCGGCGCGGAATCCTTTGGTAGGGATATTGCCAATTATAAATACTTCTTACAGCAGGCGTGGTATACGACGCTGGCTCACGCCGATCAGTTTGTCTTCTTGGCCGTCGAAAAGGACGCGCCGAATTGCTGGGCGTGTTATCAGCTCGACGAGGCGTCGCACCAGAAGGGTCTTGTGCTGATGAATTCGGCCATTGACCTGTTCAAGTCCTGCAACACCTTCAAGCAGTTCCCGGGCTACCCTCAAGAAGTCCAGACCCTGAGCCTCCCTAAGTGGGTTCAGTAATTTCCACCCAAACCACGATGCCCAAAACCACCGACGATCAATCCGCGCAGGTCTGCATACTGCTCGATGCCGCCGAACGACTTGAGATTCTATCCAACGCCGGCAACGCCAAGCCAAAAGACATCCACGCTCTTCGGGCAGGTTCTCTCGCCTTGACCGCAATTGCCCAGCGGATGTCCTACGGCGACGCCAACGGCGTCCTTGCCGATTTTACCAACAACGCCATACAGGAGGCGACTTGGTCTAACGAAAAGAGTAACCTTTCCCACCCAAACCCATAACCCAAAACACAAGATACCATCATGGCATTCAAGTTCAACCCCAACGCCGCCGAGGATCGTAAGTACGTCTCCAAGGCCGGCACCTACACCTGCACGGTGTCGGCGTTCAAGCAGGACTACCTCCCGCCCCGCGCTGACCTGTACGCCCGCATCACCTTCGTCACCAGCGAAGGCGAGAGCGTCTACGGCGATCTGTTCGCCAAGCCCGACAAGAACGGTGGCCACGACCGCCTGGAGCAGTTTGTTGCTGCCACGGCCAACGACGAGGAGATCAAGAAGTACATCTCCGGCGGCGAGCTGGAGGTCGACGAATCCTTCCTGACCGCCGTCTGCACCCGTGCGGTCACCCGTACGCTCAAGGTTAAGGTGACCGAGCGCAAGTACACCAAAAAGGACGGTTCGGAGGGGGTGGCCTACCAGGCGTCCTTCTTTACGCGCCTGCCGGCTGGCCCCGAATCCATCCCCTTCTAGGGGGGGTCTAGGCGGTATTTTAGGGGGAACGAAAGTTCCTCCTTTTTTGTGCTTGTGTTGTCCACGGCAATATACACAAACCTACTTGCCACCCATAAAACCCATGAAACTCACAAAGAAACAAGAACTCGCCCTCGCCCTCGCTGACTACAAGGAGTGCATTTCCATCGCACGGTTCAAGCCGGAGTTCGCCAATGAATGGGCGTACTCCCTCTGGACGTGCAAGTGGCCTCACGACGCTGGTCAGGTCACCAACTGCCACGGCGGCGAGCCTAACCGCTACTGGTTCGACAAGCGTATCTCCGCTTCCGAACTGCGCGGCTGCGTCCAACTCGACCCAACCTGCGAACATATCGTCCTCGTCCGTGGCGGGAAGCGTCCGCAGTACACGATCCTCGACGCCAACAAGTACCGCACCCTTGTTGCTGCCTAACATGGAACTGAAACTCCGAGATTATCAGGAAGCCGCCGTCACCGCCGCGCTGTCCTTTATTGCGAAGACCGTCAACCCGCTGGTGATCGCACCGACGGGTGCCGGCAAGACCGTCATCGCCTCCAGCATCATGCTTCGCTGGCAGACTGGCACGACCCGCAAGTGTTTTTTTGTGGCCCACCGTAAGGAACTAATCGACCAGGCGAAGGCCACGATGGATAAGTTCGGCGTCCGGGGCGAAGCCCTGAGCGTTTTCTCCGCTGACTTTGACCATATCTCCGCCGAAGATAAGGCCACCGCGCTGGTTGTCTTCGACGAAGCCCACCATGCCGTCGCCTCGTCTTGGGCTAAGTTCAACGCCGTGTTTACCGGCCCGAAGGTTGCCGTGACCGCCACCCCTGATCGCCTCGACCGCCAGAAACTGGAGACGGTCGGTTTCGTGCCGGCCTACGAGATTGCGATTCGCACCCTTATCGAGCAGGGTCACCTCGTCCGCCCAATGGCTCAGAAGATGCCCGTGGAGATGAGCCTTATCCGCCTGCGCGGTTACGACGACGCCCTTGAGGCCGTGGCCGACTCCATTGTCAGCGAGCTGAACCGCTGGGATCGCAAGAAGGCCATTTGCTTCCTGCCCGAGGTTGATACCTCTATTCGCCTGGTCGCCTTGCTCCGCCAGCGCGGCGTCGAGGCTGGCCACGCCGACGGCAGCACGGGCAAGTTCCGTGCCGGCACGGTCGAAGCCTTTAAGAACGGCGAGCTTCGGGTGCTGTGCAATGTGAACCTCTTCACCGAAGGGTTCGACGCCCCCGAGACCGATTGCGTCATCCTGCTGCGTCCGACCCAGTCCCGCGCCCTTTGGTGCCAGATGATTGGCCGTGGTCTCCGCACGGCTCCAGGCAAGACCGATTGCCTCATCCTCGACCCCATGTGGATCAGCGGGGAGAATTCCTTCACGCCGGCGGACGCCTTCACGGTTCACCCGATGGCCAAGTCCGCAGTCATTGAAGGCGGGCATGACCCGCTGGACGCCGCCGAAGCCTGCGACCGTCAGGCCGAGGAGGGTATGCTCCGCCGTATCGCCGCCGAAGAGCAGCGGTCGGCGACCAAGGAAGCCAAGGAATTGGGGCTGGTCGACCTGTCGGTCGCCTGCGCGGTGTTCGGGTTCGTCCTGCCGGCTCCGACCACGGAGTCCGCCATGTTCGGCTACCAAGCCTCCGATTTAGCCCGCTACGGCGTCCACGCCCGTGGTATGACCGTTGACCAGGCTGACTGGATGATCGCCCGCCTGAAGGCACGGGAAGCCCTTAATCTGGCCACCCTGAAGCAGGTTCGCAAGCTCCAGCAGTTTGGGGTGCGCGGTGCCGACCGCCTATCGAAGGAATCGGCGTCGAAGGCCATCTCCTCCGACTGGCGGATGCAAAAGGGCGGTGTTTCTAAATCCCCCCTCCAAAAAATTTACGGACGCATTTTCGACAACTATGATGCCTAAAAACAATAAGCCGCTGGTCTTTATGATCACCGGGGTCGCTCGCGCGGGGAAGGACACCTTTGCCGCTTGTCTGATGGAACACTTCAATGGTAACGGCAACCGTGCCGAGGTCTTCAAGTTTGCCGACGTGCTGAAGGAACGGGCGAACGACGTGCTTCGTGCTATGGGGGTCTTCAAGGCAGGGGAGCGGGACTTCCACGCCGAAGACTTCAAGGTCAAGAATCGGGGGCTGCTGGTCGAATTGGGACGTACCCTCCGGGGGGTCGATAAGGACATCTTTGCACGGCACCTGAACGCTCAGGTCGCCCTGTTCATGGATTACGCGCCGCTGGATGTTCGCCCTATTGCCCTTATCTCCGACTGGAGATACCTAAACGAGTACCTCTTTCTGGCCAAGCACCTTGAGGTGCAGATCGTGACGGTGGAGATTCAGCGTCCAGGCTTTGGGCCGGCGAACGACGAAGAGGCTGGCAGCTTGGCTGACATGATGTCGGCGATGCAGATACTTCATACCCGATTGGCGGTTGACCCTACTGGGGTTCGCGCCGTAGCGTCCGAACTGTACCATATCTACCGATGAGCAAATTTATTCCCGTTGATCCAGATAAGTGGGCTGAGATGGTCAGGGCATGGGCTGACTTGCCCCGCTGGAAAGAGATGTGCGACGAGCTGGACGCCCGTTGTAACGAACTCAAGGCCGAGAACCAAAGGCTGCGTGAATCGTCTTTTGTCACCGCCGTCCCCTCCCATCAATACGAGCGCGTCATCAAAGCCGGTGATGCGATGGCTGAAGACCTTCCGCAGTTTGGGAGCGTTAAAGAATGGAACGCTGCTAAAAACGGATGGAACGCCGCCAAGGAGGGCAGGCAGTCGTGATTAAGCCAAAGCGATATCTTTGCGGCGGGTATGTCGGACTCATGCATGAGTTTGCAAAAGGTGATTGGGTTAATTGGTCGGACTATGCATTATTGCAGGCGGAGGTCGAGCGGCTCCAAAACAACTGCGATTACCTTGATCAGAAGCTGGACGAGGAACTGGACAAGTCCGCCATGCTTTGCGGTCAAATCGAACGGCTGACCGACGCCATTACTTCCGGCAACGCCATCACTCCAGACGCCCACCCCCAGCCATGAAGAAGCGTCGCCCCGAAATCATGCGACCGGGACGCAAGCAGCAGACCCCCATCGAGATTAAGGCCACCGCGCTGGCTCTAAAGGCCGACCGTGATCGCTGGACTAAACTTATGGCTCAACCCCTTAACCAATGGAAACCCGTCGTCTGAACCGAAAGGAAGCCTATGGCCTAGTCAAGCAAGCCGTGGTCGAAGGCCACGCCGCCGGCATGACATACGCTGAAGTGGTAGCCAAGTACGGCGTCCGCCTGGAAAGCCTTTACTCCGCTGCCAAGCGTCTTGGCCTTTCCCTTAAACCCTCCAAGCATATCAAATGAGAAACCCCCCTATCAATCTGACCCAGTACACCCATAAAATGCCCAAGCGGTGCCACGCGCTGCTGGTGATCCTAGACGGTGGCAAGGTCGAGCATCCCGAGTTCGTGGCCTACAGCCGGGACGAGTTTGCCGACGAGCTGGCCAAATGGAAGAAGACCGTCCTGCCGACCCTGAAGCGTTCCAACGTCGACTTCTGGGAACTGCACAATGGCGATCACCAGGCGGTCAATCTGCTCAACCGATGAGCGGGGTCAAGTCACGCAACCGCTACGGTAAGCCGCCGGCTCGTCTAGCCGTCGTCGAGGGCATTAAGCACGGCATGACGGCCAAGGAGACCGCCTACGCCTACGAGTACGGACTCCGCGCCGTGCAGGAAGCCGCCAACCGCATGGGGGTATCTTTTGTCTACTCCGGCACAGGCCGACCCCCTAAACACCTGCCTAACAATACACAATGAACATCAATAAAGGCTGGAAGCGGTTCATGGCGGTTGGCTGCTCCCACGGGATGTACGCCGATCCGAAGGCTATCGAGGGGGTGCTAAAGTTTAAGGAACGCTGGAAACCCCATATGACCGTCCACCTAGGCGACTTTGTTGATATGACCCCGTTCATGTCATCGGCGCGGGGCAAGGGCGACGCCGTTGAACCCGACATTGGCGGGGGGCTGAAGTTCCTTGACCAGCTCCGCCCTAACGTCGTTCTGGCCGGCAACCACGAAGTCCGCCTCTGGCGCGAAGCGGCCTCCGACGACGAGATTTATTCTGGCTACGCAATCCGCCTCATCAACGACATCACCGAGCATTGCCGGAAGCGGAAAGCCCTGTTCGTCGAGTACACGGGCATCTGGCAGGCGTTCCAATTGGCCAACTACAAATTCACCCACGGAACGGTTTACGGCGAGAACGCCCCAAGGGACATGGCCGAGATGTACGGCAACGTGATCTTCGCCCATACGCATAAGGTCGGTCGCATGACTGGTCGACGAGACGATACTCCGACGGGCATCAGCGTTGGCACCCTGACCCGCCGGGGGGCTATGGATTACGCCAATACGCGCCGCGCCACCTTCGCCTGGTCGCAGGGCATGGTCTTCGGGTACTATACGGACGAAAAACTCATACCGTGGGTACATGAGCAGCCGCACGGTCAAGACGAATGGATTTTGCCGGTATGAATTCAAAAGACGTCCTTAAAGAGTTATGGGCCATCAAGTCCCGAGCTGCCGAGCCTGTCCCCAAGGGCTACAAATCTACGGAAGATTGGTCAAAGGGGTGGGGCATTCACCTTTCAACGGGACGTATTTGGTTGATGCAGATGGAGAGGGCTGGGAAGATAAAGAAAGTTAAGTTACGATTTTTTGATGGACGCCGTATCCAGATGAAGTATTTCTATGGGAAATGAAATACCTCTCCGTATGCTCCGGCATGGAAGCCGCAACGGTCGCATGGCACCACATGGGCTGGACACCCGTCGGCTTTTCCGAGATTGAACCTTTCCCATGTGCCATCCTCAAACACCGATTCCCCAACGTACCTAACTATGGAGACCTTACCAAACACGCCGAATGGCCCATTGCAGTTGGAGATGTGGACCTCCTCTGCGGCGGAACTCCCTGTCAGTCATTCTCAATCGGAGGCAAGCGAGGAGGCATGGATGATCTCCGTGGTCAACTCGCCCTTGCCTTTGCAGGACTGGCTGGCCGAATTCGACCGCGCTGGATCGTCTGGGAAAACGTCCCGGGCGTTTTATCCAGCGGAGGGGGACTCGATTTTGCAGCCTTCCAAAGGTCGTTGGTTGACCTCGGGTATTGCTGTGTTTGGAGGCAGCTCGACTGCAACGGCTTTGGACTTCCCCAGCGTCGCAAAAGAGTCTTCCTTGTCGGATATCTTGGAGACTGGAGACCACCTGCTGCGGTATTGTTTGAGCGCGGAATGTTGCAGGGGAATCCTCGAAAGGTCGACGAGGAGGGGGAAGATGCTACCTGCCCCGCTTCTGGCGGCCCTGACGAACGTAGCCAAAACGGCGTAATTCCTTACCGTAAGAGTCGCCGCGCACAGTCGACGGTAGACTACGAAACCTGGGTTAAGGCTGACTTTTCAAACTGCCTTAACACGTTTGACCTTACCGGGGACATCCGATCCACCCACGCCATCGCTTTCCAGCCTGGTAACCTTCGCCGGCAGGGCGGAGCCAATCCCTCCTACGATTTCTTCCCGACGGTATCGACGGACAGCGGTGATCAGAACGCCCATGTAGCCATACCGCCATCCGTTGTACGTCGTTTAAGCGTCGTCGAGGTCGAACGCCTGATGGGATTCCCTGACAACTGGAGCCGAATTCCGTACAAGGGTAAGCCTGAAGAAGAGTGTTCGGACTCACCACGTTACCACGCCTGCGGGAACAGCATGGCCGTGCCTGTCATGCGCTGGATCGGCGAACGCATCAATTTCATTCATGGCAAAATATCATCCTAACGCTATCCGCATCGAGCCTGCCGAATGGTTTGACGACGCTATCGTGGGGACGTCGAAGGACGGTTTCCTGATCTACTCCTATTACCGGCTTATCGAAGTACACATGAGGTACATGAACGAGTCCGAAGAGGACAGCGCGGAGTGGATTAATTTCAATGTGATCGGTCTG